GAAGGGGCGCGTGCTTTGCCCCGCGGTGATGACGATATCCTCATCCGTGATTGCCAAAATCGCCGCCCCGGGCAGATCGACCAAGGGCTTCAGCATCCCGCCCACCTCGGCAAAGCGCATATTGGCCGCGCGCCCGATCTCTTCGAGCACCCCCAGCGGTTCCATATCGACCGTGATCTCGGCCCCAACCCGATAGGCGGGCTCGGTGCCGCCATCTTCGCGCGCCACCGCCGCATCGCAAGCCGCCATCGCCGCCGCCCATTCGGCAAAGGGCAGCCGCCAAGGCGCCAGATTGCGCCCGCCGAAGATCCATTCGGACCCATAATAAATGCCGCGCGCGATGTTATAGGCGATCACCGCCGCATTGCGCGTGGGCGCATAGGTGGACCGATTCCCCCAGCGATGCGCGCCAGTTCCCCCCGCCGTGCTGTCAAGGCGCGGGTCATAAAGCGGCAGCGGCGCAAGCTCCCACAAAAAGGCGGGGTAAGAGCCGCGGCTGTCATCGTCATAGCGCGTCACCACCACGGCATAAGATTTGCCCGTGCCAATGTGATCTTCGGTCCAAGGATACTCCGGGTCAGATCCAAAGAGATGCACCAAGAACGGATCGGCCGCGCTTTGCGTGCCGTCATAAAACCGCAGGCAAATCCGGTTGCCGGGCGCGTAAAAGCCAAATTCGCTCGTGTAGCCATCGTCGGCCGCGTTCGTAAGCCAGCGCCCGACATAGATGAACTGCGCCGTGTCGGTATCGGGCGCAGGCCCCTCAGGCCCCGGCCCGCCCGCCAATTCTCCCACCGAGCCCGGATCGAGAGCGACCCAGGCCCCGTAAGTGACCTCCCCAGTCTGGTTGTTTGTCACCTTGGACCGCTTGCGCACCGGCAGCCAGGCATGGCCGGTCGCGTCATCCCATGCGCCCGGCTCATCATCGACCCAGAGCCCGGCCAGATCCTGCGGCAGGCAAGAGACCTCGATCACCTCGGCGATGAAGCGCGTGTCCTTGCCCCAGTTCGCGATATATTTGCGTTTGCCGCCGGTGGCATAATCGCCCAGCACAAAGCCAAGCGGCTTGTCATCGCCAAGCTGCACCTCGAAGGTGACATCGATCTCTTGGCGCGGCGTCTTCATCAGCGCCTTTTGCAGCGCGCCCGCCAAGAGATTGAGGCCAAGCCCGACGGTGATCTGCGCCAAAGCCGCCGAGGCCGTAAACGCCCCAAAAACATGGACCGCAAGCCAACCGGTCACCACATCCGCGCGGGCCGGACCGGCCCCGAACGCGATCAGCGCCGTGGAGAGAAAGAGGATCTTCCGCATCGTCAGCCGACCCTGAAGGCTCGCGTGGCGGCCGCGCGCTCGCGCACGCCAAGCCCCGTTTCCGTCAGCACCAAAAGCGTGCCGCCATTCACCACCGCCAGCGCGCCGATCGGGCCTTCCTCAATGAGGGCAATATCGCCCAGCTGCGCCGCGGAGGGATGGATTTCGGGCAGCAGATCGGCCACGGCATCGCCCAGGCAGGTATAGCCCGCCCGGCGCAGCGCCAAAGCCGCCCCCGCCGCCGTGCGATAGCCGCCCCAATCGCCACGCAGATCAACCCCGGTGATCGCCTCAACGACGCCCGCGGCAAGCCCAAGGGCGCAATCGCGCTGCCCCCAGGCAAAGGGTTCCGCCCGGTGGCGCTCGATCTCGGCCGACATCCGCGCGCGCCATCCGCGCGGGCGGGTCAGGTGCTGGGTCAGGTTTTGTACCATTGAATCGTCCTTGCCCCGATGAGCGCCGCCGCCTCGCAAAACCGATCCGTCGCCGCGCGCCGCTTTTGATGCGCGTCAGAAGATTTTGCAGGCGAGCTCATGCCAAGCTGCGTCATGATTTCTGAGCGGATGGAGAGCGCGATCCCGCCCTCGCCGCCCGCCGCCGGCGTCGAGATCGGGCCATCATCGACAATCCCCACCCATTGCAATTGCGGTGCCGAGGTAAAAGCCCCGCCCGTCATCGTCGTCGCGTGGATCTCGACATAGGCGAGCCGCAGATCGAGACCCTGCACCAATTCCCGCACCGGATCGGCAATGGCGCTCAGCGCCACCGAGACCGCATTGTCCGTTAGGTCCGCGACATAGCGCAGCCCCTCGACGGTGAGACCGCAGCCGCCGATATAATCGCGCCGCTGCGCCGCCCCGCCCGGATGGGCCACCTCGATCGAGATCTCTTCGGCCCCCGACCAAAGCCCGATCGGCACCGCCGCGCCGGTCTCTCGATCGCGCCCAACGATCCAGACAAAATGCACCGGCGCAATCCCGGCCTCGGGCGCCGCCGCAAGGCTCGCCGCAAAAGACGCATCGAGGAATTGCATCTCAGACCTTTTGCAAAAGCGTGAGGCTCGCGCCTTGGCTGTACTTGCCCGGCATGGCGGAAAACCCGGTATAGTCTTCGACCATGGCTTTGAAATATGGCCGGTCCATTTCCACGGCAGCCCCGACCGAGACACCGAAGGGCACATAGGGATAGACCGAGAGTTCCGCCAAATCGCCCGCGGCATCGGCCACGCCTTCCTCGGCGAAGGTTGCGAACCAAACCCGGTCAGTACCATGCGCAACGCTAAGTCGGTCTCCAATCGACACCGGATAGCCCGGAGGCAAACCGGAAAGCCCGATCGCTGTGCGGTCGGACGAGACCGAGGCAACCGTAACATTGCCGCCAACCCGCCCATAGCATGCGGACATATAAGCGGGGTCAGCCCAGAGGAAGGTTTTTGCCATGCCATCGAGCGCGAGAATTTTCGCATCAACCGCACGCGCCTCAGCCCATGACCGTGCGACAAGCGGCACCGTTGCAGTCCAGATCGGCGGGGCAAGCTGGGTTGACCAAACCTGCCCGCGCGCCGTGCCCGAGGTTTCGTCAAAGCGGCGCAAGGTCAGCGGGATTTGTGCCGCCTTGATGTGATCGCTCAAGAAGTCGAGCGCGTAAGGGAAGGAAAGGGCCATCAGTAACGCTTCCGGCTGTTCATGCTGTATTGCTGGATCTTCGTTGGCAGCGCCTTGTCCTGCGCGGCGGCCATCTGCCCCATCTCGGCGCGCACGGTCGCCATGATGCGCCCATCATCGCTTAGGGTGAGTTCGGACGCGGTCTGCACGATCTGGCTCGCGCCCTGATTCATCATCCGTTTCGACACGTCATGCGGGATGATCCGCGTCCCGCTCGGCAGATCGACAATCTCACCGCCGCGCTCGTTGATCTGCGTAAGCCCGCCGCGCCAGTTGCTTGTCCCATTGGCATTTGCCCCAATGCCGAACGCCGAGAGAATGCCGCCAAGGATGCCACCACCGCCGCCGGAAAACAGCTTCTCAAAGGCCGAGTTCATGACCATCTCAGCGAGCTTTGCGATGATCTGGCCAAGCATCTGCTTGAAGCTGATGGCCCCGGTCACGAACGAGGAAAACGCGCTGGTGATCGATTGCTTCCAGCTTTCCGTGGCGTCCTGAAGGCGCTGCATCGCATCACGCTGCTGCACAAGCGCCGCGATCTGCTGACCGCTCGTAGATGCCGCCGAGACGCCAGCCTCTTTCAGCTTGTCAAAGATATTCTTGTCCGTTTCAGAGGCGAACATCGTCGCTCGCAGCCGGGCGATATCCTCATTGAGACTTTTGACCACGCGCTGCAAATCAGAGAGCCTCCCGGCAGCGCCCCCACCACCGCCTGCGCCGCCCGTGCCGCCGCCGTTGTTAAGCGTGGTCAGTTCATCGTTGGTGGTGGCCACAGCTTCGGCGAGTTTTTTGGCGGCGGCGCCAGCCTCATCGAGGCCAGCGGAGAGCCGTGAACGCGCGATTGCACCCATCGCCCCAGCCGCAATTCCTGCAGCCTCCGCAGAATCGCGCATGCTGTCCCAGCTACTTCCGGCACTTTCAGCCGCCGACGCGAGCTTGCTTGCCACGCCATCGAATCCAGCGCTCAAAGCGGATTGTGACATCGACACAAGGAAGCGGAACCATGCCCCCTGCATATCCGCAACGAGGCCAAAGAAGCTCGACCTTATCTGCGCCCACACAGCAGAAAGCCCCGCCGGCACTGCACCTGCCGCCGTGACCATGCCGCGCCAAACGCCGGAGGCAACCTCCCCAAGCAGCTTCATCGCATTGCCAAAACCACCAGCTGCGGTCACCAGCGCCATGAATTTGCCGACAAGGTATCCGGCTCCGACGACAAGCGCCCCAATGCCAGTGGCAATCAGCGCCCCCTTGAGAAACCCCATCGCGAGAGAGAGGCCCTTTGTCGCAACGCTCGCCATCGCAGCCGCGCGGGTTTGCGCCCCAAGCGCCATTTCAAGCGCAATGGATTGACTCACCGCCTGCGCCATCGCCCGCACGGCAGAGACACCAAGCGCGATTGCGTAGCGCCCGGCAAAGATCGTCGCTACTACCGCAGCGGTCCCGGCAAGCGTCTGCATCACGGTCATAATGGTGTCGGCATGTGTTCGGAAGGCTGTGGCAAGTGCAGTGACGGCGCCAGCGGCGGCCACTAGGGCAGGCACAACCTGCGCGCCGATGGTATTGCGCACACCGCCCCAAGCCATCCGCATTTCCGCTAAAGCTGCAGCGCCTCGCAGCATGGACGCTTTGGTTTTGTCGTCCATGATTGCGCCAACACGTTCTGCCATGTCGCCATATTGCTTCATGCCCTCGCCGCCATTGCGCAGAAGCGGCAGGAGCCCAGAGGCCTCATCAGCTACGGCTTCCATGTAATAGATCAGCTCGGCCTGTGACAGGCTCGCCTTTTCAAGCGATGAGACGTAAAGCTGCAGCGCATCTGCACCGGAAAGGCCGCGAAACTGCGCCGCGGTCACACCGACTTTGGGCGCAATCTTCTCGAAGAAGTCTGCCATCTCGCCGCCGCCGGTTTGGAGGAAATCGCCGACGCGATCATTGGTGTCTTTCAGGATATCGCTGAGCTTGTCCTGCTCGATGCCAACGCTTCGCGCACCAGCCGCCCACCGCTGAAACTGCTCTGCAGGAGTATTGGCTAGCGTCGAAAGACGCTGGATTTCAAGGCCCGCATTGATCGCGCCCACCCCCATCGCCGTGAAAGCCGTGGCCATGGAAGAGGCTGCGCTCGCCGCAATTTTGCCAGCACGGGCCGCAAATGATGCAAGCGAGCCCTGCGACGTTTTGAGGCCACGCGAGAACTGCGCGCTGTTAAGCCCGAGGTTGACCCGCAGGGCTCCGATCACAGAGGATGCCATTGATTTACCTTCGAGGGTCTAAGATGAAATTTATGCTGACCATTGCCGCTGTCTGCGCCACAGCAAGCCCGGCGCTATCAGGCCCGGCAGATGATTATTCCACCCGCGAAGGGTGCATGCGGGCACTCGCGGTGGCGATGCCGCTCACGTCAAAGAGCGATGCGCCAATTCGCAGAGAAGAAGAGCGGTTAAGGGCTGCTCCACCGGAGGTGTCAGAAGAAGCGGCGCGCGTCATTGATGCGCTAAAAGCACGGGATGCCGCCACGCTCGCATGGGCAAACGCGATCATGGATATGTGTGCAGCCTATCCTCAGTGACGCGCCAGCGCCCGGTCGATATTATCCCATGCCTCATGGAAGCGCTTCGCCCGCTCGCGCGGGTCCACCTTTACGCCGACGAACTTCTCAAGCGGAATGACCTGCTTCAGGTGCGGTAGCATCGCCCCGAACCAGACCATTTCACGCTCGCGCTGCAGGCGCTTCTCCGCGCCCTCAAGCTCAAGGCTGGTAAGGCGCGGAGTGATCTCCCAAAATCGGGCCGGGTCAAACCCGGCGCCGATGTAGATGACATAGATTTCGCCGAGGCCTACGCCGCCGCCTCGCCCCCGTTTCCCACGGAAACCTCGGCATCGGGGAAGGCCGCCTTGACGACGCGACCGATCAACTCAGGATCAGACGAAACGAAATCGTCGGCCAGATCATAGGCCTCATCTTTCCCCATCTTTTCGCCCTTGATCAGCGATTCACCGATGATCGCAATCATCAAGGCGAATGGGATCGCGTTGCCCTTGATCTCAAGGCGGTCGAGGAAGTCTTCGCCATATTCGGCCTGTAGCTTCGCCATGACGCCCCAAGTAAGGCGCAGCGAGTAACTCTTGCCGCCAAATTGGTGACGGCAGGTTCCAGTAACATCAGCCATCAGTCACACCTCACGACAAAGCGCGCGGGTCAGGCGTAACCCGGTTGAAGATCTTCATCGAGAGCGAGGCCATGCGCTTATCACCCACGCTCGATTGCGGGGTCCAGCTGTTGACGTAGCCGCGATAGGTGCGGCGGATGCCAGCGACGACGAATTCCACATAGACCTCTTCCCACGTCCCGGCCTCGGTCAAGCCTGCGAGCGTTTCGAGCAGGACTTGGCTTGCATGTTCCGGCCAATACTGCAGGTCTTGCGACCAATCCGCGACCGAAAGCAGGCCGGGAATGGTTTCGCGCGAACGGCCCGGCGACTGCATGTGCGTCACCTCGATATCGTCCGGCGCCCGTTCCGGCACGCTCAATTCCTCGACCCCGAGGATTTGTGTGAACGTGGTGGTGGCATCGACCGTGCGGCCAATCCACAATTCGTCCTGATAGCCAATATCGGCTTGGGAAGCGGCTTCGACCATCAGCTGGCCCTCCATGATGTGAGAAAGTCGAGAGTGATGCGCTCGGGCAGATTGACCGAGGCTTGCTCAAGGCCAGAGCGCTGGCCGTCGAGTTTGATCAGGCGGAACGCGCCGCCGCGATAGCATTGCAGCAGATCAATGACCGCACCGGCGACGCCACGCGCCTCGCCATAGTTGAGACCGAAAACATCGACCTGCACGCGCCCCTGCCATAGGTTCGTCGGCCCTTGCTGGGTCACCACGTTATCGTTGCCGATCAGGGTGAGCATGATCGAGGGAAGAGGCTGCCCGTCCACTGACAGGCCCCAGTTGATGCGCCCGGCAGGAACAAGATCAGCGAGCGCGGCGTCGCCGCGCAGAAGCGCCAGGAAATCGTTTTCCATTAGTTCTCCCAACCGCTCCGCTTGGCGTTCCGCAAGATTGCCCGCTGGATGCCATCCCAGAGGATCGGCTTGAGCCGCTCGATTGTCGGCTTCGCTTCGGCGTCAAAGGCCGGGCGCATGAAGGGCTGCGGCGCAGTGCCGGGATGCTTCGACCCCGCGAACTTCCCGCCATTGATGTGTGGCGAAGTGCCAAACTCAACGAGGTGACCGTGACGCCCCCCGGCACCAAGGCGATAGGATGGGCCAAGATAAAGCTCGATGGCGTCCCGTTCTTCAGCAGTCAGCGCGCGCTTGAATTTCTTCTGACGGCCATTCAGTAGCGATCCGAACTTGATAGATGCGCGCAGCTTTCCCTTGCGCACTGGGGCGAGGGCTTGAGCCTTTTCTTTCATCGGCTTTGCGGCCTTGCGCATAGCAGCCCGTAGAACTGGTTTTCCTTGGCTTTTCGCAAGGTTGTCGAGGGCCTTCTCAAGCTCGGCAAGTCCCTGAATGTTCATCCGAACCGTGTTACTCATGGCTCAACCTCGCAAAGCATCTCAATCAGGCCCCGCCCATCACCCACAGCGGAGACGCTGCGGATATTCCAAACCTGCCCGCGTGCAATGACGCGGTTTGCAGCGGTGATAGCGCGCGCGCTTGGCGTTGCGCGTACCGTAACCATTGCCGTGCGGCTCGCCTCGATCCGGCCCGCCGCAACACGTTCTTTGCCAGGCGTTTCCTGCACATCGGCCCAAAGCTTCATTGGCTCGCCGGGCGTGACCTCCAAATCCGCCCAGCCGATGATGACTTTGCTGTAGCCATCATCTCCTTCGATGGCACGCTGGACGGTGATGCGTGTGTTTAGGCTTAGACGCGCCATGCTTAAGCCCTCGCAAACACGCGCGGGCGCTTATAGATGCCCGACCGGATTAGGGCCCGCGCCCCAAAGGAAAGGCGCAGATCCCCCGAACTACCTTCTGACCCAACGGAAATTCCCGCATCATACCATTCGCGGGCCACGAGCTTGATCGCCTGCGTCAAGGTCAAGATCGACGGGTCACCATCAGCCGCGCCAACGGTTGCCGTAACAGTGATCTCGATCTGGCCAGCCAAATAGGGGAAAACCCCCAACTCAAAATCGATCTGCGGCTCATCATGCGCGAAGCGCAGGCGAAAACTTTCCGCCCCAAGATCAACCGCCCCATCGCCAACGTCATAGCTGATCTTGGAAATCGCACCGACCGGCGCGCAGGGAAACCACCACCGCGAAACCGGGCCGGGCAATTGCGCCGAGATCTCGACCTCGCGCGCGCCAAGCGGGCGGTTCGTCGCGCGCTCAACCACGGCCTGCGCTGCCGCAAGATAGGCCATCAGCGTGGTGTCATCTTCCGCCTCATCAAGCTGGGCATGCGTTGCCTGCTTGAAGTCATCCACGCCAACAATCGCCGGAACAGCCCCAATCACCCGCATGATGCGCCCCTTAGACCGTCACGCCCTGCACGGGCGGCGCACCGTCTTCGGCGTCGTCATCGGGCTCGATCGCAAGAGGCTCATCATTCGCGGCAGCCTCGGCCTCAGCCGCCTCTTCTGCGGCATCATCTTCGGCAACGTCTTGCTCCGCCTCGATCTCTGGCTCAACTTCCGACGCGGCCTCAGCGCTCTTATTGGCATTGAGGATTGCTTTCCCCTCCGCCACCAGCCGCGCCGCGATCAATGGCGCAAAGCCTGCCACATCGCCCGCATTGTAAGGCGGTGCCCCGCGCAGGAAGGTCACCGAAACGCGCTTTTCCTCGGACTCGACCACGGCCTTTGTTTTCGAAGCCTTGAACGCCTCCGCAATTCCATCGGCGATCATGGCCTTGGCGGCAGAGGCTTCAAAGCCTGCCACATCGCCCACATTGTAAGGCGCAGCCGCCTTGATAAATTTCACGGTCACCAGCTTCGCCATATCGGCACCTTTCGCTCAAAAGGGGGGCGGCGCAGCTATCACCGCGCCGCCAGATCACCACTCAGCGCTTAGAGCGCCCAGCCGACGCCCTGCAGACCGGCAAGGGCGACATCATGCTCGGGCGCGAAATCGTGCTCGGAAATGGCACGCATCAGCGTCTGATCATTGGCAAAGGCCGATTGCATCGTCCCGGACGCATCGAGGTAAGCCGCGTCCGTCGATTGCGCGATCCGCAGCACACCGCTTTCGCCGATCATCAGGTAGCTGAAATCGGCGAACATCACTTCGGTCTCATCCGAGTTGGTGCCCAAGTTGTTCGGCAACTGCGTCGTCGTGTAGATCGGGAAGCCCATCAACTCTTCTTTGTCATCGATCGACGGATACATCTTGTTGCCGTTGGCATCCTTGAGCGCCGCAAGGAAGTTCTTGGCGCCGGGGCGCATCACCCAGCCCGGCTTGACCATCAAGACGTTGGAATCCTCGACAAGCGAGACCAGCTTGCGCAGTTTCTGATCGATGACCAGCACATCAGTGCCCGCAACAGAGCCGATCCAGTTCCCCGCGGGGATGTAGCTGCGCATGCCTTTCGGCGTGTCGTTCGTGCCGTCGCCGCGCAAGAAGGCCAGATCTTCGCGCGCCCCCATGACTTTGAGCAGATCATCGCGCACCAGCATCCCCATCTGGATCGAGGAATAGGCCAACAGCGAGTTGGAAATCGGCACAATCGCGCGAAGCTTCTTGAAGCTTTGATCCACCGAATCGAAGGCCGGGGCGCTGGCCAGAGGTGCAACGTTCTCTCCCCCATAGCCAGCGCTCGCACTGGCGGCCTGCCGCGCTTTGCGCAGTTGGCCCGCAGGCATCGGCACCACCTTGACGCCAGCACGGCGCACCACCACGCGCGGGCGCAGCATCTCGATCAGGTCAGACGCCAGCGGGCGCGGCACGGTGACACCGCCCGCAGTGGAATCGGTCGCATTAAGCGCCGCCGCAACTTGGCTAAAACCCGCTTTGTCGAGCTGCGCCACCGCACGGGACACGTCGCCCTTGTGGGCGGCAAGCGCACCAACAATCAGACCGACCTCAACCCCCTTATGCTCCGGGTCTTTCGGAACAGCCGACGCCAACGGGGCCTGGTTCGAGCCAGCATCACCGGGCACGGCCGCCGCAGCCTGCGCAGATTCAACCGCCTCGGCCCGTTTCACCTGCTTATCCACGGCCTCGAAGTCGGCCTGCGCCGTGGCGAATTCCGCTTCGGCCCCGCTGATCGCTTCGGTATTGGGCGTGTCGGCAGCTTCAAGCGCGGCCAGCGCCTCGGCCTTCTCACCCATTTTGTCCGCCGCAGCCTTACGCGCGCGGCGCAGATCGTCGATGCTCTTCGCCATCGTATTTCCTTTCAGATCAAACGCTGTGCAACCCGCGCGCACAGCCACAATTCCCGCGCACGCCATTGCGCGCAGGTCACACCGCCAACCCGGTCAGTGAGATTTCAGAGTTGGGCCCGCGCCCGCGCCACAGCCGCCCGCGCCATCGCGCCGCGCGCACCACCGGTGCGCCGGGGTGCCGGGGTATGTTCCCCGATCACCCGCGCGTAGAAGTCTGCCCGCGTTTCGACCTTATCGGCCAAACCGCGCGCCACCGCCTCGGCACCATCGAAGACAGCGCCGCCATCGGCAGGATCATCCGTCACCGAAAGCTGCGCGGCCAATCCCTCAAGCGCGATACCGCGCCCTTCGGACACCGCCGCATGAAACCGCGCTTCACTTTCATCAAGGCCGCGCCGAATCTCGGCCTTGCCTTCCTCGGTCGAAGGGTCGGGCCATTTCGCCCGCGCATGGCTTGAGGTGAATTCGAAGATCTGCATGCCGCTGGATGCCCCGGGCGCAAGATAGGCCGAGGTTGTCAGAGCAACCCCAATCGATCCCACTGCGGCGCCGGGTGTCATCACCACTTCGCGCGCCTGAGACGCCAACCAATACCCGGCAGAGGCGGCAAGCGGGGCCGCAAGCGCATAGACCGGCTTCACAGCCGCCAAGGCCTTAATCGCCGCCGCAGCTTCCTCGACCCCAAGCGTGTAGCCACCAGGCGTGTCGAATTCGAGAACCGCCGCCGAAACAGCATCATCTCCCGCCAATTCCGCGCAGGCTTCAGAAATGCCGCGATAGGTGGCCCAGCCAAAATAGCGCTCTAGCACAACCGAATTCGGCGTCAGCAGCCCGCGCACCGGCATCACCGCCACACCGCGCTCAATCGCGTAGCGCGACCCGTCGCCAGCTGCGGCCACCTGCGCCCCAGCCGCGGCTTCCGGCCACCCCATTGCCAAGAAGTCGGCCGCATGCTCTTCGCACAAAGCCACCATTGCAGCGCTCGACAAGAGCACCTCTTGAACCGTCTTGCCCATCTGCCCTTAGTCTCCGTTGCCCTGTGCGCCGCTCTCTTTGCGGGTCATGTTCGCGGGCGGATAAAGCTTTTCGCCGCCCTCGATTGTATCGAGGCCTTCGATCTCACGTCCCTCATTTGGCGTCAGGATCGGCCCGCCCACGGCTTTGGTGATCGCCTCATAGCGTTCTTTCGTGGTCGCCATCAGCAGCGCGTCATATTCGTGCCGCAGAAACAGGCCAGCTTGACGCTCGCCCGAGGTCAAAAGCCCTTGCCCGATCCCAGTTTCAAGGAACTTGCCCCAATGGGTGAGGCATTCGGCCTTGTAATCGATCGCCTGCTGCTCGCCGTTCGCCTTCACGCCATGCTCAAGCATTTGCAGCTTTGTAGGCGGCACCCGGTAAAGCGCCGCGATCTGCTCGCGGTCAAACTTCTGGCTCGACAGCAGTTCCAGATCAGAGGCCGAAAGACCGAGCGGCTTGATTTCATCGCTCTGCCCAATGATCAGCACGCTATCATCGGCATCCTCTGCCATCGCCGCCTTGAGCCGCGCGCGGGACCGCTGCCACTGTTCCTCATCGCCGCCGAAGTCTTCAAGTTTCGCAACCGCCTTGAAGCCCTTGCCCCCCGCCAGCCGCGCCGCTGCCTCTTGCCGGGCAAGCGCGATCCCCATCGTTTCTGCTGCAACCTCGATCGGGCTACGTCCGGTCCAACCGTCTTCAGCCATATAACGAAGGTGCGCCATCACGCGGCCAGACACGCGGCGCCGAACCTCTGCCCCGTCTTCGAATTCGTAGAACCGATCACGCCCGACGCGCAAAACCTCGCAGCGGTCAGGCCGGATTGCCTCAACCAGCACTAGCTCGCCCGCACCATCGCGCGGCGCGAAGGCAAAAGACCTGCCTCGCAGCGTGAACGCGTAGCCCATCGCAAAGCGCATCACATGCGCCGGCACACCGGGGGAGGCCTCAGAGTTCAAGAGGTGGTCAATCGGATGCTCGCGCACCCGCACCTCGCGCCCATTGGCGTTGCGCTGATAAAGCGCCAAGGGCAGCTTTGCCAAATCGCCCGCAATCACGGAACACGCGGCCACCACGGTGGCATGCTTTTGCGCCAGCTCGGGCGTGACGCGAGGCAGGCTGCGGACCCGGCTCGACCCCAAAGCGCCGAAATCCTGCCAGCCTGCCTCAAAGGCTGGCGACAAGGCCCCCGCACTGGCCACTGTCGCCGCCACAAGCGGGGGCTCGATGCGCGTCGTTTCCGACTGCGCGGCCCGCCCACGGCCAAAGATCCCCCGCAAGCTCATAGTGTTTCGATGCCTCGCCCCTGTTTGCGTTTGCGTTCGCCCGCTGTCGCACGGCCAACCGCCATGATCATGGCCACCGCCGCGTCGATCCGCCCGGTCGAGCGTTTCTTGTTCGGCTTGATATTCTCAGCCGGATCTTCATCGCGATGCACGTTACCCACCTGCCAGCCCAGAACCGGGTTGCCGCCATGGCGCAGCTTGTTCTGGGCAACCAGTTCTTCAACCCGCTTCATCGGGTTCGACATGCTGGCAAAGCCCTGCCGATGCTCGACCATTGGCAACCGTTTCTTGGCCAGACGATCGGCCATGTATTTCATGCCCCAAGGGTCATAGGCGATTTCTTGCACCGCGAACTTCTTCGCGATCCAGCCGATCCGTGCCTCGATCTGCGCCTCATCAATGGCGCCGCCCTTGTGGACCTCAAGCCAGCCCTGATCGCGCCAGCCCACATATTCGCGCTTTTCCTTCTGCGCCCGCACGATGAAGCCCTTCGGCCCGGCAGGCAGAAACGTATAGGCGATCAGGTAGATCAGCCCATCCACAGGCACCGCCACCACGATGGCCGTGGTATCGACCTTGTTCGAAAGGTCCACGCCCACCCAAGCATCGCGCCCGTACAGCATGCGCGCATCAAACGGTTCGGACGCCGCGCCTTGGTCCCAGACCTCGCGCGCGATCCACATCTGCTCGCCCTCGGTCCACAGGTTGCAGTGGAACCGCTTGAAGTTCGGCAAAGTCGCCTGAATGGACGCAGCCTTTGACGCTGCCGCTTGCATCGCATCGAGCGGCTTTGAAACGCCCAAGTTTGGGTTGCCCATTGGCCAAAATGCCGGGTCGAACGGGTCACAATCGGCAGGCGGTTCCGCAACGAAACCGAAAAAGGAATCGTCCGTAATCGCGCCGCGCAACACGTTTTCGGCATAGCCGCGCAATTCGCCGCACAGCGAATGGCGGTCATGGCCAGCCGTGGTGATCACCCAATCAATCGGCTGCGCCCGTGCGATCATCGACTCGACAATCGTTTCAGCCAGTTCCCGATCGGTCCAGCGGTGCATCTCATCGCGCGCAAGGAAGCTCGGGTTGATCCCGTCGCTCGAATCCCCGTCACGCGACAAGCATTTGATCACCCCATCGACGCGCGGCGTGGTGATCTCATGGCGCATCGACTGCATCAGCTTGCCCAGAAAGGGCGAGCGCTTCACGATCCGGCCAACCTCCTTGAACAGAAGCCCGGCCTGATCGCGCGTCGTGGCGGCGCAAAACCCCTGCGGCGATGCCTCGCCATCAAGAAGTTGTGTGAACAGCATTGGCACGGCGGTGTCAGTCGTCTTGCCGTTCTTCTTACCGACCTGATGGTAGGTTGACCGGAACCGGCGCAGTCCGGTGCCCTCGCGCTTCCACCCGAACACCGATCCGTGCCGGAATACTTGCCACGGCTGCAGTTCAAGCGGCTTTCCAGCCATTGGCCCGACCGTGTGCTGCAAGAGCTGCGCGAAGTTGATCACGCGGTCTGCTGCCGCGCAATCGAAGTATAACCCACGTTCAGCCCCAGTTTTCAGATCCCGCAGGTGCCGCTCACAGGCCAGCCGCACCAACTCCCCTGCAACAATCCGTCCCTCGATCACATCCGTCGCATAGCGCGACACCGGATGATCAAGCGGATTTTCCATTCACCGCACGCATCAAGTCTTCGAAGAGATCGCCCTGATTGGCATTCCCGAGCCGCTTTTCATCGACAGGTGACAAGCCAAAGAGCGCGCCGAGCCGGATCATGCTTTCCAGCGTTGACTTGCGCAGATGTACCTCTGGGCGTGTGCGCTTCTGGTTGCCGTTGCGTCCTTGGCCGGTTTCGTAGGTGACGCCGTGCGCGCCGATGTCTTTTGTCATCGCGATGTAAACCGCGACCTCTTCGCAATAGCTCGCGAACAGTTCGTGGAAGTGCGGTTCAAGCCGCTTAAGCTTCACCAGCTGCGGCGCCAAACGCGCCCACACGTCGCGCGCATCCGGGCTCATGAAATCAAGCGGCGGCGGGACCGCCTCATCGTCGCCCTTCATCGGAGTGACGACACTCAGCTTGCCCTTTGCTCCGCGCATATTTCGCCCTCGCTCTTACCCTCCATCAAGTGGGTTTTTCATCCCAATTCAGCGCCCGCGAAAAGAAAGGTACACACGCCGGTGCAGGGGGGCCGGGGCTGGTTTTCAGACACCCCCCGGTCACCCCTTGCTGTGCCAGACCTCTCGCGCCGTCTTGCGCGAGTGGCACCGCTTGCACAGCGGTTGCCAATTGCTCTTGTCCCAGAACTTTCGCGGATCACCCATGTGCCGCTCGATGTGGTCGACCTCTGTCGCGGCCTCGACCACACCAAGTTCACCGCAATCCGCGCAGAGCGGGTGCGCCTTTAAGAACGCCGCCGCCGCCTTCTTCCATCGCGGATCACTGTAAATCCCATGCCACAGCGCCGCATCGGCACTGCGCGCATGGTTCGCCTTGCGCTGCTTATCGCGCGCCAGATGCTCAGCACAGCGCGACCCACCGGGCAGCGCCATCTCTTCGCATCCCGGTGCAGAGCAAAGCTTTCTTACCGCCATGCTGACACCGCAAATGCAAAATGCCCGCAAGGCTTATTCAGCCTTCGGGCATAGTGCGTGATTATGGTTAAAGAGATACCCATTCGCGATTTAACGGTCAAGCCCAAATCCGCATGCGCTCAAGCGCCGCCGCCAGCGCCACCCGCACCGCCTCAATGTTCTGCCCGCTCTTGGCCCAGCCGTTTGCCACCAGCACCTCGCCCAAGCTCATGCCCATGACGCACACGCCATCAACCAACACCCGGTCCGAGATCCCGCGCGCAAGCCCATCGCTGCCAGCCTCAACCCGCTTTGACGGACGCACCCGCCGCACTGAAAGCGCCGCCTCATCCCCAATCGCCGCACGCAACCGGCGCAGCTTCGCCGAGGCTTGCGAATACCGCTCGATCCATACTGCCTCGCCACCACCAGCGCCGCCACCGACACGCCCCTCAAGGCTCGACAGCTTCACACCACCCGCAGAGACAAATTCCACCAACGCTGCATAAGCGCGGCCCGCCGACACTTGACCAGGCGAGAACGGAACCTCACGCCCTGCGCGCAAGGCCGCGCGCTCCATCTTGTCGAAGAGATCGGCCCGGCGCACCGCATCACGCCCGCGAAAGCCTACCGCCTCGGCCTGCCAATCCGCCTCACCCTTCGGCACCATCGCCTCGGGCTGAAAGCGCATCGAGGCCCCGCGCGCAGGCGCCGCCACAATCTCAGGCCCGCAGCTGGCGGGCGCAGCCGCCCGCGCCATCACATAGGCTTGGGAAAGCGATTGCATCCGACCAAGGCCAAGCACCACATCAACCGCACCAGCCTCATCGCGCTGGAAGAGATCACGCCGCGCCACCAGCCGCTGCGCCAAGGCCCAGTCAAGCACCATGACCCAAGACTGTACCAACGCGCAGTCCTTCTCCGAAAGCGCCGCCACCATGTCGCGATCCGCCGCCCCGGCAAGCTTCATCACCGCGACGTAAAGCACCACCTTCGCAGGCAGCATCCGCGCGCCGCGCCGCACCACCATGCTCATGCCGCACACCCCGCTTCGCCCGTGCCGGCATCGCCATCTGCCACCATCGCCTCGGCCATCGCCAGATCGGCGTGATAGCGCTCAAGCCATTCGGTATCCTCGCGCCGCAGCGACGTGCCGCCATCCAGCATCCGGCGCAGCCCCTCGCGCCGCCGCGCATTGTCAGCCGCCTCATCACGCAACTTCGACAGCATGTAGCGACCAGGCGGCGGGCCGAGCCGCTTCGCCATCCGCATCAACTCGACCAAATAGCCGCCATCGCGCGCCGCACGCCCCATCGCCGAGCGCATCAGCGAACCGACATAATCGCTCTCATTCGGCGGCGGCACCTGCAGCCCAAAGCCCCAGCTCAACAGCAAAGCCGTTTCCGGCCACACCCCGCGCGCTTGCTTCAAAGCCAGTTCACACAAGCCGCGCAGGTTTTCTTCGCTCATATACGCCAATTTGCGCGCAATCTTCGCCGCCTCGCGATCCTGCGCTTCTGCCGTTACACCGCGCCGCCGCTTGAGCCCGGCCATCGGCTCCAACAGCACGGCGCGCACACGCGCCTCGCTGCGTCCCTGTTCCTGCCCCATCAGCCTTCCCTCTTCTCTGCACCCTTGCGACTTGTCCACAGTTGGCCCGGTCTCTTCTGTTGCCGGACGTGTTGTTTCTTTTGTTATTCTTTTCTTTCTTTTCTTATTGGGGGTAACTGTTACCCACGTGGCGTAACGTTCCGGAACAGTTACGAACTGTTACGGTAACAGAACCATCAGACGAGCCGCGGCCCCTCGATCCAGCGCTCGCGCACGGCCAACATCATCACCCGCTCATAAGCATCGACCCGGCGCTGACCGGACACATTGTCCAAAAGCCAACGGTCCATCCGCTCGATCAAAACCTGATCGCGCACCAAATCTTCGCTTGCCCCAAGCGCGCGCAACCCATCGCGCAGCCGCTTGAGCCGCATTGCCACCGCCTTCGCATCGGAAGCCCGCTCGCGCTCTTCGCGCCGCTCCAACACCTGCGAAATCACCTCGCACACGACCGGATGCGCCAACCGCACCTCGGACCCGCAGCGCACCCGAAACCAGCCCCGCAGCGGCCCAAAATCCTGCGCCCGCAACGCCTGCCAATGCACAAGATCAATCCGCAAAAGCCGCGAAAGCTGCACATCATCATCGGGCAGCGTGCCGGTGGGGAACTGCACCTGCGCAATATCAAACAGCGTGCGGGCCACGCCCTGCACCTCATAGCTGGCGCGTAGGTGCATCACCGAGTTGAGCCAGCGCCCAAAGTGCCAGGGCACGAAGAAATGCCCCTCAAGCCGCAACTCGCCAAATTCATATTCCGGCAGGCTCGCCAGATCGACCGCCACCAGCCGCTTGCCACCGGCTTCTGCCGCCTCACGCCGCTCGTGCATGCGCACCTCCCATGTCCCGTTCTGCCGCGCGCAACCGCGCCTGCACCGCCTGCGCGCTGCGCCGCATTCCCTCGGCCATTGCCGCCTCACGGATGCGCGCAATCATCGCCGCCGATTTCTTGCCATAGGCATTGCTGATGTAGGCGGGCCCAAACCCCAGCGCGCAGCTCGCCGCCGCCATGCTGGGCCACCGCATGCCAAAAATCTCGAAAGGCTTGGCCCCGGCGCCGCCTTGGCGGGGCATGCCGAGCCGATCAAGCCGCCCTGCGTGCAAAGCCTGATAAATCGCTCCCGGCGTGACCCCGAAGGCCCGCGCCGCCGCGTGCGCATTCTTGAACCGCTTGCCGCGTATAGAAATCGGCATCGCCGAAGCCCCGCGACCAACGCCAATCCGGTCCAGCGTTCCAGCCCGCGCCGCCTGCGCCACATATTCAGCCGAGACCCCAAACGCCTCAGCCGCCGCCCGCGTGCTCGGGAAAGCGCGCCCCCGGATCACCAGATCCTCGCGCGCCTTGTTCCGCCCCAAGCTGTCCAATTTGCCATCGCGCCGCGCCTTCATCACCGATGCGCGCGTGACGTTGAACCGCGCCGCAACGGCATCCGCATCGGCAAAGACCTCGCCGCGCACCGTGATCGGCCCAATGATTTCTCGCCGCCGCCCCATCAAAATGCCCTCGCCAGCAAACTGTCCACGTCGCTCAACTCGGGTGGAATCGAAATCCCGGCATAGGCTTGCGCCATCGCCGCCCAAGGCGCGCAGTCGAACCGATCAAGGAAATGCAAAAGCCGCAGGCTCGGCACCGCCAAAAGCACCAATTTGCCCGCCTCGGGTTCCACCTGCACCAACCGGATCAACCCCGCATAATCGCAAAGCCGGTCAATCGCCTCGATCTCGCCATCGCCAAACCCATCGAGTGCGGCGCGGATCAAATCGAGAAAAGCGACCATGCGCTCCGTCTCAATTCGCAACCCCATGCGCGCTTGACCGCTTGGCCCATCGATCAGCATCGGAACAAAACCCGCCATCACACACCACTGCCGATATGGTCCAGCCCCAAGACGCCCTGCGCAGGATCTTGGAAATCCTTGTAAAGCCGCTGCCGCACCCAGCAGTTCGGCCCCATTGGCAGGCGGTTGATGTCCCACACAAACCAACTGTTGCGCTGCGGCGGCGCGCCACCGCCACGAAAGTCGATCTTCCAGCAGCACAGATATTCGATTGAGGGCGGATGATCGTACAGAAGGCTATCAAACCCATTTATTCGCGCCGCTGGCCAATCCGCGTTCAGCAGAAGCGCAACATAGCTGGCGCCGCACTGCATCGCGTGCCGCAACCACCGGCCATGCCCATTGGAAGCGTTAATCTGATTGTACGGCGGATTGGTGATCTGAATGGGCGCGCGCGCCTCTTCCACATCAAAGAAGCTGCGCAACTCAACGCCCGGCCAGCCCCGGTCAACCACATCATTGCCGACAACCTCAAACCCGAACTCTGCAAGCACCTCGGCAATATGCCCGGCACCAACAGCCGTTTCCCAAACGCGGCGGCCATGCGCCCGGATATGGGAAAGCTCCGCCGCAACAAACGGGCGGGTCGCATCCTTTGGCGTTGGGTCAAAGTCCAGCGGGTCGCGAACGTCTTTCGGCCTCGGCATCTGCGCAAAATCAGCAAGCGCCGCCTGCCGCGCATCCCGCTTTGGTTTCATCGCCTGAAAGAGCGGCTTGACCGAGGCAGCGCCCGTCATTTGCTGCCACCCCCGCACTCAAGCGCCCCGCGATCAAGCGCGAGCGGCTCCAACAGCTCGATCAGCCGCGCAGCGATGGGGCGCATCTGCGCGGCCTCGCGATGATCCACATAGCCATCTGCCACTGCCATCGAGATCTGCGTCACCAGCTCGCCAAGCGAGGCCGCAACGCGCAAATGCTCCGGATCACCCGGGTTGACCTCGTGCGCCGCTTGGTTGCATGCCGCCAGAATATCGCTGGTGAAAGACGGCCCTAGCACCGAGCAGATCGACAGGAACGCATGCAGCGGCGGCGTGACGCCCTGCACATAGCTTTCCAGTGTGCGCGTCGGGATACGGGTAGCATCAGAGAGGGCGTCGAAAGAGTAGCGCTTGCCGCGACCGACACGAAGCCGCAGCGCATCCTCAAAGCGCCGCGCCGCGTCATCCTTCGCAATCGTCGCAGGCCGATGCCCCGCATCATCTTGCGAAATCACTGCGCCGTTCTTCATCTCAATTTCCCCTTGATAGTGTCATGCTGCGGGACATGTCGATTTACCCTGTGCCCCCAATTCGCTTTGCCGCCGCTGTGCCATTCGGCATGTTGCCCGCCATGGAACAGCACGCACCACATGCGCACACGCTCAGCGCTTCATTCGGCAGCCTCCCGGTTGGAGGACTGCTTGGCGATGTAATCCATCACCTTCCCAGCAATGTCGGTGGTGCAGTCGCCGCCGCTGATCAGCCGGGCGTAAAGCCTGCTGTTATTGACCGCCCGACCGGTGATGGTCGCCGGGGCAAGGCCCGTCTTGGCGGACAGATTATCAATCGCTGTGATGAGGTCTGTTCTGGTCATAGGTCAGATAGTGGACTTTTGTCCAGTCGAGCGCAAGGGACTTTTGTCCCGTGGCAGTCAGGTGGTCAAAAATCCTATACTGACCGCATGAGCAAGCGGTTCTACCATGCCTTTAAGGAAGCCTTGGACGCGGCAGGAATGTCGGTGGCCGAGGTGTGCCGTCGCGCAGGTGTATCCGTAAATCAGGTTAATAAAATGATGCAGCGTGGGTCGAAGGGCGAGGCTGTCTCAACAAACGTCGATGACGCGGTGAGGCTGGCAAATGCCCTCGGCCTCACGCTCGACGAACTTCTTGAAGACGCAACCGCTCACGCTCGATCCGAAGCCGCGACTCTATGGCGGCAATTTGACCGAGACGAGCGGGACTTGCTGCTAGCCGCAATACGCGGGATCGCCGTTCACTCCCGTGCGGAAGGCGAATAATTTCGCGCATCTCCGCACATAAACTCAGCCACTCATCGCCATGATTGGCCTCGGTCAAATTGTACATAGCGGCCCCCCAAACCTACCCGAAAGAACAGGTTTAGGTAGGCGCACCACTCAGTTCAGGTCAAGCGTGCCGCCGTCGACGTTTTTCTATGTCGCTGATTTAACTGGCGGATTTCGCCACCCGCAGCCCCGCCTTTTGCAGGCAAAGCCGCGCCGTGGACCGTGAGCACCCGGCTACCCTCGCCACTGCACTTACCGAATCCGCGCCGCCATCCCGGTAGGCCAGGACGGTATGCGCCACCAGCAAAGAGCCGTGCTCCGCCAGTAATCTATTGAGAATTGCGAGCTGCTGTCTGTTTGTCAGTTCAATCATGGCTACCCCGTGCCCCCGAGGTAACTGATCGCCCGATTTCGTTAAAATTGGCGAAAGTCGCCATGGCGATTTTCGCCAGCCTCAAATGGGGATTAACCGCAGCTTTGCGGCGCCGTGTCGCAATTGCCTAGGCATCCACGCCGCCATGTGGACATTTGTCCACATTTTTATTGACGCGGACTTTTGTCCACTGTAGCGTCCCTCTCGCAGGCCACTACGGCCACGGAGGAATAGCCTATGTGGGTCCAGGACAACACTCGAGCGATCCTATCCTGCGCGCGCCGAAGGACTGCCGCCACTCACGTGCGGCGTGGTGAGCCCCGCTTCCTGTATTTACGGGGTGGGCTCACCGCGCCGCATCAACGCTCGCTATCGGCCCCGGCCTTCATCGCGCTGAGCATCGTCACGCTGGTGCTGGCCAACGCCGCCCTGCGCACCGCGCTAGAGCTGCGCACGATGCTCGATCCGAAATTCTGCGCCCCGGCCAATGCCGCTGCGCCCCTGCTTCCTGAGTGCCGCTGAAACCCGGGCACGTTCACTGGCCCGGATGCGCAAGCGACACCGCATCCGGGCACTTTTTCAGGAAACCCGCCATTCCCCGCGCGCGCATTCTCTCATCCCTGCGCGGGGCCAACGCTGCGGCGCGCGACCTCCCCACCCACGCGCCGCAGCACTCCCAACACACCAGAGGCTCGCATGACCTTCCCACAGCGCATAGAAACCATTGACCCGGAACTCGGCGAAGTGCTGCGCCGCGATGACGGTGTCCGCGAAATCGACTGGCACGATCCCATCGCGCGCGGCTGGTTCCTCGGCCACCTCGTGCGCGCGATCCACAACGGCCTCGCTGTGAAGATCACGCCGCTCGAAGGCCCGCGGGCGGGGTCAGTGCGCTCGATAGGCGGCGGGGCAGGGGCCGGCCAAGAGACCCGCTGGCACTGGTATGCCGGCACGGATGCGGAAGCCTATCCAATCGGCCCTTGCGCCAGCCGTGAGGAGGCGCTGGCCGCAGCGGTGGGGCATGACAGCTTTGAAGACCCCAGCGGCGGCACCCCGGTCGCAGCGATCTACATTGTCGAAGCGCGCACGCACGATCTGCGGATCGCAGACTTCATTGCCACCGAGCAAATGCTCGAACTGGTCGAGGAAGCCCCGCCCAATCTCTTCCACCTCCACGAAGACGATGAAGGCCCGTTCTTCGATGCGACCGAAGCGCAACAGGCCGATCTGCTCGCCCGCCTGCGCCAAGCCTGTGACGACTGGCAAAACGCCCACGGGCTGACCTTCACCACGCACACCTTTGCCGAAACCCGCAACGAGGAGCTGGTGCAAATCGCGCCATCGCCCGTGAGCAAAACAAGCGACCAAAGCGGTCTTCGTAAGGAAAATGCCCATGCTTGACCAATTGCCGATGAAGGAAACCCAGGCTGACAAAGATGTGCGCGATCGCGTCTACAACGTCGCCGCCGAGGAGCTGCGCCAGTTCATCGAACAATACGAACACCTCGAAGCCGAGAAGAAAGACATTACCGAGCAGCAGAAAGACGTGATGGCCGAGGCCAAGGCGCGCGGCTACGACACCAAGGTGATGAAGAAGATCATCGCCTTGCGCAAACGCGACAAGAACGACGTCGCCGAAGAAGAGGCGATCATGGACATTTATAAATCCGCGTTGGGGATGGTGTGATGCTGGACGCCGCCATTGGCATTGCCCTCATAACGCTCGGCGTGCTTGGTCTAGCCTTCATCTTCCACTTCGCCGAAGCCGCCGAGGAAGAGGAAACCAACGGCCTCGGCGTCGCCATCGCTGCCACGATCCTGCCGATCCTCTACGCCTCAAGCGCGATCATCTGCGTTGGCGTGGCGCTGGCGTTCAACTTGATCTGAGGGGAGGCCACCCATGACCAAGCATGACCGCCAGCCGCTTCGCCCGCTGTGGGTGCGCGTCTCTGATGTGGGGCTGTGGTTCGGGGTTTCCCGCGCCACGGTTTACCGGGCAGCGGCGCGTGGCGAAATCACAATCTATAAACAGCGCGGGAGTCGCGTGCGCTCCGATGAGATGGACCGCTGGCTGAGCGGTGAGTGCGAACCTACCGCTAACTGA